CAGTTCCTTGAAAGCCTTCCAACTTGGGGGGATTTTGGCAAGGGATGGGGTAACCGGGTGGCGCATGTGCAGTCCGCCGCTTCACAATTAGCATGAGGCCGTTTATGGATACCCAGTCGATCATTAACTCCGCACTTGGCCTTATCGCATTTTTGGGCGGGTGGGTGTTGAACAACATCACCCGAACTATGGACCGCCTTGACATTGATCTGCGCGGTATGCAACGCGACTACGTCACCAAGAACGATTACCACCGGGACATCGACGAGATCAAGGCCATCTGCAAGCAGATTTTTGACAAACTTGATGCCAAGGCCGACAAATGACTACACCCGCTGCCGTCCAAACTTACGACAACCTTACTTCTACGGTGCTTCAGTACCTGGAGCGTAGTGACGCAGCGGTGGTCAATTTCATCCCCACGGCCATCATGCTGGCCGAGTACGAGATCGCGCAGGACATAAAGACCTTGGGCCAGATGCTGGTGGCTGACGGCACCATGACGATCAACAACCCCGTGATCGCCAAGCCCGCGCGCTGGCGCAAGACGGTGTCGATGACCCTCACCACCGCAACGGGCCAGAAGCAGCCGATCTACCTGCGCAAGTTGGAGTACCTAAACAACTACGCCCCCGACGTCACCGCAACGGGCACGCCGCTCTACTACGCCGACTACGACGCCGATCACTGGTTTGTGGCACCCACGCCCAGCGCCAACTTTGCCTTTGAGACGCTGGTGTACACCCGACTGCAGCCGCTGGCCTCCGACAACCAGACCAACTGGCTGACCCAGAACGCCCCCAACGCCATGCTGTACGGCACGCTGAAGCAGACTGCGCCGTTCCTGAAGGACGATGCCCGTCTGCAGGTGTGGAATGGCCTGTTTGACGCCGCCATGGCCGCGCTCAAGGCCGAGGACCAGCTCCGTATTGGTGACCGCCAAGCCATCGCACAGGACTCTTAACCATGCCCTCATACACCAACCCGTTCTCCGGCCAGACCATCAACCCCGCCTCGGTGAGCTATGAGGCGCTATCGATCAGCGTCAATACCGAACTGCAGTGGCCGGTGAACGGCAACACCAACACGCCGGTGAGCAGCATCATTGATGTGACGGCCACCACGACTGGGTTGCTGCTGAAGATGCCACCCGCGCAGCAGGTGTCGACCGGCCAGTCTACGCTGGTCCGCAACGTGGGCGCCAATACCTTCACGGTGACCGACAACTCGGGTAACACGATCATCGCCATCACGTCGGGCTTGGCCTACTACGTGTTCCTGACGGACAACACCACGACCAATGGCACCTGGTCCTACGTCCTGTTCGGCGCTGGCAGTTCATCGGCCAATGCTTCGATATTGGCGGGATACGGCCTTGCGGCGTCGGGGCTAACCCTGAACCAGGTGTACCCCGTCGTGGCGTACAGCTCAAACTACACCCTAACAGCGGCCAACAGCGCCGACCTGAGCGTGTGGACAGGCGGCGTCGGGACATTGACGCTTCCCTCTGCGGTAACCGTGGGTACGGGCTGGTTCATCACCATCAAGAACAACGGCACGGGGATACTCACGCTTACCCCGGCAGGTGCTGAGACGATTGACGGGAACGCCAGCCAGCAGCTCCAGTTAGCCGAGTCAATTAGCCTTGTGTCTAACGGCACAAACTGGAACAGCTTTGGCATCGGGCGGTCCAATACCTTTGCCTACACCCAGCTCGCATTGTCGGTGACCGGCGGCACGCTCACGCTGTCATCCGTGCAGGCAGCCAACACAATCCAAGTGTACTCGGGGGCGCTTACCAGCAACCAGATCGTGGTGGTGCCATCTACCGTGCAGCTCTACACGTTCACCAACAACACCACGGGCAGCTCGTACTCGTTCACCGTGAAGACCGCCGTTAGCAGCGGCGCGGTAGTGACAATACAGCAGGGCACCTCGCTGGTGCTGATCTGCGACGGAACGAACGTCTACAACGCGGCGTCGGGTAGCTCAAGCACCATCGGGTCTCTGACCGTGGGCGACGGCTCATTGGCCACGCCGTCGATCAAGTTCAACGGGGACGCAAACACCGGCATTTACTTGCGCGCTTCCGGCGAGATGGGCTTTGTGGTTGCCAATCTTTTGGCGGGGTATTTCAGTTCCACGGGGCTTACCGTCACCAACGGTATCAGCGGGGGCACGTTCTAATGACCCAAAAAGTCATAGCGATGGAAATCCCTCCGGGGATACAGCGGGACGGAACCCAGTTTGATGCCCCCTGCTACACCGACGGCAGGTGGGTAAGGTTCCAGCGCACGCGGCCCCGCAAGATTGGTGGCTATGACGCGGTATTCTTGAACGCCTCAGGCATCTCCCGTGGCATGGCCATGAGCACCGTCAACGGCTTTAATTACGTGGTATCGGGCTACAGCGGCGGCTTGCAACAGTGGATCACCAGCCCAGTGGGCGGCGTTGGCTCGGGCCCGTACGCGTACACCCTGAGCAACTTCACCTCAAGCGTTTACAACCTGTGGCAGTTTGACATCGCCTACGACTCCACCGGCAACAACACAAACAACCTGGTGGCGCACCCTGGGCAGAATTTGTCCTTCATGACGTCTTCTACGGCAACGCCCGTGCTGTACGGCACGTTTCCCGGTAACTCGGGGAGCTTGACCCTGTCAAAGGTGGGCGTGTTCACGGCAAACGCCAACACCACGAATGGCAGCACCGCAGTCACGCTGACAGCGGCAAACGTGCGCGTGGGCGCGGGTCAAGCGGTGACCGGTACGGGCATCCCCGCTTCCACCACGGTGTCATCAGTGGTGGGCAACACCATCACGCTGTCCAACGCGGCCACGGCCTCCACTACCGCGCCCTTGTCGGGCGTGACCTTGACCGGTACGGCGGGGCAGTTCTCCAACACGGCCACCACAGGCCTTGCCATCGGGCAGTTAATCAACATCAGCGGATCAACCACGGCTACAGCCTTGAGCGGCCTGTACGCCACCAACGCTTCGGGCCGCTTTAACTACAGCGGAACCGCGCTCTCGGTGGGAACTCCCATCACAATAAGCGGCTCCGCGACCAACACCGCCTTGAGCAGTTCCTACGCCATCAGCACCGCTGGGGGCTTCTCCTGCGCGGCGTCGGCCACCCCGCTCAGTGTCGGGCAGCAGGTAATCGTCAGCGGAACCGCTACCGACACCGTGCTCGGCACGGTTTATTGTACAAACACCACAGCCAACTTCACCTGCACCAGCGCCACGCCTTTGGCAATCGGCCAGATAATCACGGTGAGCGGCGCGACCACAGCAACCAGCCTCACCAACGTCTACACCACGGGGCTGGCTGGGACTTTCTCCTGCACCAGCACCAGTACCCTTGCGGTCGGGCAAACAGTAACGGTGAGCGGTACGGCTGCGGCTACTGCGTTGAGTGGCGTGTACTCCACCGGCGCAGCGGGCACATTTGTTTGCAGTAACTCAAGCACCACCCTGCAAGTCGGGCAGACCGTCACCATAAGTGGGTCAACCAGCACCACAGCGCTGTCCAGCGTGGTGATCACGGGTACGGCGGGTACCTTTCAGTGCGCAGCCTCACCGGTTACTTTGTACGTTGGGCAGCCTGTTGTCATCAGCGGCACGTTTGGCGGCACGGGAAGCATCACGGGGTACTCCTCACCAACAACGTATTACATCATCACAACCAACGGCACCACCACGTTCACGCTGTCAACCAGCTTGGGTGGAGCTGCGGTCACCACGGTGGCCGGTACGCCAACGGGCGTGACATACACCCTGAGCGCTGCGACCATCAGCGGGTACTCTACCCCTACGACGTACTACATCATCGCCACGAACGGGGTGAACACCCTGACGCTGTCAACCACCTCAGGCGGCGCGGCGGTGACGAGCACGGTGGGCGCCACCACGGGCTGGACCGTCAATGCCAATGCCTTGGCCATAACTGGGTACTCTACCCCGACCACCTACTACATAACCGCTACCAACGGCTCCTCCACGTTCACGCTGTCCACCACATCGGGCGGCGCTGCGGTGACCACTACCATCGGTGCAGGCACGGGGCTGACGTTAAACGCCAACGCGCTGTCAATAACGGGGTACTCTACCCCCACCAACTACTACGTAATCGCCACCAACGGTTCGTCCACGTTCCAGCTATCTACTTCCGCAGGCGGTGCCGCTGTGACGACGACCGCTGGGCCGAGCACTGGCCTGACCTTCACGGCCAAGGCCTCAAAC